CTGCAACCAACACGGGAAACCAGAGCGCTGCAACCAACACGGGAAACCAGAGCGCTGCAACCAACACGGGAGACCAGAGCGCTGCAACCAACACGGGAGACTGGAGCGCTGCAACCAACACGGGAAAAGACGGCGTGGCCGTATCGTGGGGAAGACGCGGAAAAGCAAGAGGAGAAAAAGGCTGTTATCTGGTCCTTGCCGAGTATGACGATTCTAACAATTTAGTTTGTGCAAAGATGGAAAAAGTGGACGGTGAGCGCATAAAAGAAAATACGTTTTATACGCTGAAGAATGGAGAATTTGCAGTGGCAGAGGAACAGGGAGCGGAAAAGTGAGCCGCTCAGGAGGTAAAAATGCGAAAGATTATAACTGTATTAGTAGTTCTGACAGGCGTGCTGTTGTATTGGATTTATAAAGCCGGAGAAAGCATCGTCCTGGAGCAGGATGTTGACAGGATAGGACAAAGGAGACAGGACAATGGCAATATGGATTAAAAAATCGCCGGATGCCGAACCGGTATGGATGGCGGCAGATAACCGGATCAGGGAGCTGGCGCTCTCGATCGAACGGCGTGCAGGTATCGCACCGGATGCGGATGGGCTTCGGCAAATCCGGGAGTGGGCAACAGAGATTGTTTGCCAGTGCGACATGGTGGAGCGTGTGCAGGAACAGGCAGAACCGGCGTGGAAGAGCGAGCTGCAGGATGCGTTCCTGCGGGGCAGCAGGGTGTAAATAAAAATCGAAAGGAGACGGAGCTTCCCGGGAAGATGCGCATCGGCTCCTTAAAAGAAAATGATAAACGGAGAATTGATTGTTGATAATTTTGCCGGCGGAGGTGGAGCATCCACCGGAATCGAAATGGCAACAGGGTACAGCGTAGATATTGCAATTAACCATGATCCAGAAGCAATTAGGATGCATAAAGCGAATCATCCAAACACAATACATTACTGCGAAGATGTATGGCAGGTGGATCCGGTAAAAGCATGCAATGGACACCCGGTAGGCCTTGCATGGTTTTCACCAGATTGTAAGCATTTCTCAAAAGCGAAAGGCGGTAAGCCAAAGGATAAATTTATCCGTGGCCTTGCGTGGGTAGCCTGTCGGTGGGCGGGACTTGTCCGACCGAGAGTAATTATGTTGGAAAATGTAGAGGAATTTAAGACCTGGGGACCGCTTAACCGAGGGCATCATCCGATTAAGGCGAAACAGGGTAAAACCTTTGGAAAGTTTGTGCAGCAGCTTACAGATTTGGGCTATGAAGTGCAGTTTAAGGAATTGGTTGCGGCCGATTACGGTGCGCCGACCATGCGGAAGAGATTCTTTATAATTGCACGATGTGACGGCAGACCGATTGTATGGCCTAAGCCAACACATGCACCGGCAGACAGTGAAGAAGTAAAAGCCGGACTACTTAAGCCTTATGCCGGAGCATATACACAACTTGACTTTTCCCTTCCGTGCCCATCGATTTTCGAAACATCGGAAGAAATTAAAGAGAAATACGGAATCCGGGCAGTGCGACCGCTTGCCAAAAAGACAATGGATAGAATCGGCAGAGGAATCAAAAAGTTTGTGTTCGACAATCCGGAACCGTTCATTATCAAGGACGAATCAAACGATACAAAAATTCCTATTCTGATCCAGTACCACTCAGAGACAACAAAAGACGAGGTGCGCGGTCAGGAAATTGAGGCACCGATTATGACGGTAGACGGTTCAAACCGGTACGGGCTTGTGACGTCCTTTATCAGTAAATTCTACAAAAGCGGCACTGGGCAGGATGCAAGGGAACCGCTACATACGATTACTTGCGGAGACGGGCATTTTGGAGAGGTGAGAGCGTTCTTGACAAAGTATTACGGATCCGGCACAGGACAGGATATAAAAGAGCCGCTTGACACGATCACAGCGCAGGATCGTTTCGGACTGGTGACGATCTACGGGACAGAGTACCAGATTGTGGACATTGGTCTGCGGATGCTGGAACCTAAAGAGCTGTATGGCTGCCAAGGATTCCCACAAGATTATATCATCGACCGGGACTGTGACGGCAAGGCATACCCGAGAGCTGAGCAGGTCAGAAGATGCGGTAATGCTGTATGCCCGCCTATACCGGCAGCACTGGTAAAAGCGAATTTGCCAGAATTATGTATAGCGAAAAGGCAGCCTATCTGTAAGATGGATAGGATACAGTCAGAGAAGTCAGGACAGATGCGTTTTGCGTAATAATTGGAGATCAGAAATGTATAAAAACGCAGAGGGCTACCGCGATGAAACAGCCTGCCGGGCAATCATCGCGGTAGCAAGAGAAGAGAGAATAAAGCGCAGGAAGCTGCAGGAGGACAAGAATATGGGAACAGAAAATAAAACCGGAGAGGTTTGGAGAACACGAACTGTCACAGGGACAGAGAAGATCGTGCTGGTTCCCTCTGTCTACACAGATAAATCCTGCGGGACTGGGATAGGGTAACAAAAAAATAAAGCAAAAAGAAAGAAGGTGGGGAATGTGGGAACAAGGGACACATACTTTAATGGTTACGGTCTGACATACAATGAGGTAAAAAAAATAGAAGACAAGTGCAAAAACGCAAAGGGTAGGGAATTGGAACTGCTGCTTCTGGCTGCGGAAAGCGCATATGCAGAGTTGGCGCAATATCTGTTTTTTAGCCTGACATCAGGGCTGGGGTATGACAACATCTCAAAGATATGCAACATTCCTATCGGGCGGAAGGATTTTTATGGGTATCGAAGGAAGACGATATATCTATACAACAGATACATGATACTGGAAGGACATGCAATCGTGTAAAAGGGGTACGCGGATCAGGAAACGAGAATGGTAAAATAGAATAAGAACTGTATGGGGGTGTGATATGAATTGTAATGCCGTCATGAAAAAGCTTCAGCGCGCCATACTGTCAACGGGGCTCGTAATCAAAATTTCTACCAGCCAATTTTACAGCGAAGAGCAGGACAGATTTTTACGGTTACCAGCGGCTTTTTTTACCACATGATGGATGTAAGCATGAATCGGGTACAAAGTGAACAGAAAGAAATGGTAAAATCAGAGGGAATAGGAGCATGAAACATGGATATAATTAACATCGCACTGAAAGACTTAAAACCATACGAGAAGAACCCGAGAAAGAACGATGATGCTGTTAAGTACGTTGCTGAATCCATCAAAGAGTTTGGGTTCAAAGTTCCGATTGTGATTGATAAAGACAACGTTATCGTTGCAGGTCATACAAGGTATAAAGCTGCGAAAAAACTAGGGATGACAGAAATTCCGTGTATTATTGCAGACGACCTGACAGATGAGCAGATAAAGGCATTCAGGTTGGCAGATAATAAAGTAGCTGAAAAAGCTGAATGGGATTTTGACCTGCTGAATACGGAACTGGACGATATTATCGACCTTGACATGGAATTGTTTGGATTCGAGGATGCATTGCAGGACGATGCAGAGGAAGCTGTTGAGGATGAATTCGAGGTAGAGTTGCCTCCAGAGCCGAAATCTAAACTGGGCGACATTTATCAGTTGGGCAATAATAGGCTGATGTGCGGTGATAGCACGGTGCTGGAAGACATAGAAAAGCTGATGGGGGGGGAGCAAGCAGACATGCTGCTCACTGACCCGCCATACAACGTAAACTATGAGGGGAAGACCAAAGACAAGCTTAAAATTAAAAATGACCAGATGGGCAACGATAATTTTAGGCAGTTTTTGACAGATGCTTTTAGCAACGCCGACATGGTTATGAAGCCGGGCGCGGTCTTTTACATTTGGCATGCGGACAGTGAGGGATATAATTTCCGGGGGGCGTGCTTTGATGCTGGCTGGACTGTAAGGCAGTGTCTTATCTGGAACAAAAACAGCATGGTGATGGGACGGCAAGACTACCAATGGAAGCACGAGCCGTGCCTGTATGGCTGGAAAGAAGGAGCTGGGCATCTGTGGGCTTCAGACAGAAAGCAGACAACAGTAATCAATTTTGACAAGCCCACACGAAATGACATGCACCCGACCATGAAGCCGATCCCGTTGTTTGATTACCAGATCAAGAATAATACAAAGGGTGGGGATGTAGTCTTAGACTTGTTCGGCGGATCAGGGACAACCATTATGGCATGCGAACAGAATGGAAGGCGCGGCTATTCTATGGAATACGACCCACGGTATGTGGATGTTATCATTGCCAGATGGGAAAAGTTTACAGGGGAAAAAGCTGTTTTATTAAATAAATAATGTTTTTGCATAGCAGAATAACCCGGGAGGAGAAATGGAAGCAATAGGAAGAGTGTATATATTAGATGATCTTGGAAGAATAAGAATTCCAAGGTATGTACGGAGAAGGTTGAACATCCAAGAATCAGATCCGTTACAAATTTTTATTGGGGATAACAATGAGATCATCTTAAAAAAATGTCAGGCAGAAGATGAGCATTTAACTGAAAACAAACAATAAATAAAAAAGAGGGAGTATATATGCTTGATAATGCGAACAAGGGCGGACGGAAAAGAATACAGATTGATCAAAAAGTATTTGAGAACTTATGTTCGATTCAGTGCACGCTTGCGGAGATTGCGGCAGTTATTGGATGCAGCGAGGACACCGTTGAAAGATGGTGCGTGAGGACGTACAAAGAGGGATTTGCGGAGACTTATAAAAAAAAGAGCCAGAAGGGCAAAGCAAGCCTGCGGAGACTCCAGTTCAAGCACGCAGAGACGAATCCGACAATGGCTATTTGGTTAGGCAAGCAGTTGTTAGGGCAGCGAGACCAGATGGAGGTTGAGGCATCCGGAAAGGTTACGATCGTTGACGATATTCCGGACGCGGCGACAGAAAAGTAGGGAGACTAAATGGCAGAACGGCAGGGAGCACGGATAGGGCTTACAGATTTAATTGCTCCGGCTTTTTACAAAGTACATAAGGATATAAAGGCAGGGCGGCACGAGTACTACAACCTTTACGGAGGAAGAGGCTCGACAAAGTCCTCTTTTGTGTCTGTAGAGATCGTACTTGGCATGATGCAAGACCCGGCAGCAAACGCGGTAGTATTCCACAAGTTCTCCGCAATGCTGCGAGATTCTGTTTATAACCAGATCCAATGGGCGGTAGATGCGCTGGGCGTGTCTGGTTACTGGCGCAGCAATGTAAACCCGATGCAATTTACCTACCTGCCGACAGGGCAAAAGATCATATTTCGCGGTCTGGATAAGGCACAAAAGACAAAATCCATCAAGGCAGCTACAGGATTTTTTAAATATCTCTGGTTCGAGGAACTGGATATCTTCAAGGGTCCAGAAGAAATCCGAATGGCGGAGCAGTCTGTTCTGAGAGGCGGGCATGGGTATGTCGTGTTTAAGACGTTTAATCCGCCGATCAATCGGAACAACTGGGCAAACGAATATGTGCAAATTGAGGATGGTCGGGCATACAACCACAAAAGCGATTACAGGAGCGTGCCGCGGGAGTGGCTGGGAGATGAATTTTTTGACAGTGCCGAGCATTTAATGCTCACAAATCCGAGAGCATACGAGCATGAGTATCTAGGGAACGCAGTTGGGACAGGTGGAAACGTATTTGAGCTTCTGGAGCTGCGCGAAATTACCGATGACGAAATAGCCCGGATGGATGTGATTTATCAGGGGACTGACTTTGGTTGGTACCCAGATGCGTATGCGTTTGTCCGATGCTATTATGACGCGGACAGCGAGACGATTTATTTTATTGACGAGCATTATGTCAATAAAGAATCGAACGAGATAACGGGTAACTGGATCAAAGAAAAAGGTTATACGGATTATCATATAACTTGCGATAGTGCCGAACCGAAATCTATAAACGATTACCGGAGCATGGGACTTCCGGCGCGGCCGGCGATAAAAGGGCCAGGTAGCGTCGAATATGGAATGAAGTGGCTTATGCGGCGAAAGATCGTTATAGACAAACGCAGGACACCGAATGTATACCGAGAATTTACAGAATACGAATACGACCGGGACAAGGACGGCAACATCATCAGCGGCTATCCGGATGCAAACAACCATTCGATCGATGCGACACGTTACGCATTTGAACCTAAATTTAACCGCAGAGGGAACACAGCTTAATATACATCAAGCGGAAAAATGCCGGGAATATGGCAAATACACGGCACAGGGGTATTGCAAAGATGGGAATTATACAGACAGTCAAAAGGTGGTTTAATATGATATTTAAAAAGCAGGCTGAGAAAGATTTTAGGGTAAAGGATACCACGTCTGCGCAGATGATGGCAAAGGTCGCAGAGTGTGCCAACATCTACCGCGGCACGCCGTACTGGTTAGACGCAGATAATCGGATAAAGACTATCAATTTTGCAAAGGCGGTATGCTCCGAGACGGCGCGGCTCGTCACGCTGGGGATTAAAATCCAGGTTGACGGCGGCGCACGCGGGGCGTGGTTGCAGGAGCAGATTGATAAAGCCTATTATAGCATGCGTCATTGGGTAGAGTATGGCTGTGCTTATGGCACGATCATTGTAAAGCCTAATGGCGGCGGGCTTGATATGTTTACCCCTCTGGACTTTTTCGTGACGGAGCAGGACGATAACGGGAATATAACGGGCGTTGTGTTTAAAGACAGCTATGCGGCTAACGAAAAGTTTTATACACGCTTGGAGTATCATAGGTTTGTCGAGACGAGGACGGAGGCGGGCGTGATATACCCGTATGTGATATCCAACAGGGCATATGTATCAAAGAGCAGCGAATCCCTCGGCGATCCTATCCCGCTGGAGCAGACAAAGTGGGCTGATCTGCTGGAGGAAACGCCGCCGATTCTCAAGGGCGGGAACGAAAGACTTGATTCCCCCATGTACGGAGTGTTCCGCACCCCTGCTGCAAACAACATAGATCTTTCCTCTCCGCTGGGAATGCCGATATACGCAGAAGCCATCGAAGAAATGAAAGACCTGGACATCGCATACAGCCGGAACGCCGGTGAGATATATGACAGCGAGAAGATCATCCTTGCAGATGACAGGCTGATGTTTGACAGCGGGACGAACCTTAACGGGCGCATCCCAGACGTTAAGCTTCCGCATTATGTAAAAAACGTGTTCGGCAACAGCCCGGAAGAGTTTTATCAGGAGGTTACGCCGCAGCTTAACACAGCCACACGTCTAGACGGGATCAATGCCCTCCTGTCCCAGATAGGGTATAAATGCGGGTTCTCAAACGGCTATTTTGTCTTTAACGAGGCGAGCGGCATCCAGACAGCGACGGGCGTGGAAGCGGAGCAGCAGCGAACCATCCAGTTTATTAAGGACGTGCGGGACAAGTTGGAGAGTTGCCTTAATGATGCTATATATGCCATGTCGGTGTATGCGGATTTATACGCGCTTGCCCCTGTCGGGGTTTATGAGGTCGTGTATGACTTTGGCGACATCACGTACAACCGCGAAGAGGACAGGGCACGCTGGTGGAGCTATGTTGTGCAGGGCAATGTGCCCGCGTGGATGTATTTTGCCAAATTCGAAGGCATGACCGAAGAAGACGCAAAAGCAATGGTAACGGAAGCACAGCCAAAGGAAACGGGGCTGTTCGGGGAGGAATAGGTATGGATTTTGCGATTGTAGGACAGGGGAGAGAAGACATAGAACGCGTTGAGAATCTCATGAATGAACTCATTGATTTTTCGAAAAATATCGCAAACGCGCTCAAAGAAATTGTAAGGATAATACGGGAAGTCTATGAAAAAATAGAAAGAACAGTCGATGAAGTTATGATCGAAAGGGAGAAGCGGCGAAAGACACGAAGGGATATGACATTAAAGGTCTTGAGTGTGTATACAGAGACAGATATGTTGGATATTAGGAGACTGTTAAGACGCATATATAGGGCGCGAAGCTGCTGCTAATAAGGAGAGAGTAATGGAACCGATAACCAGAGAAGAGTATTATCTAGCAAAGATTGCAGGGACATATAAGGGCAAGACGCCCAAGCCCGTGACTATTGAAGAATACTACCTTGCGACTATGGCAGGGGATTATTCCGGCAATACCCCGCAGCCCGTCACGAGATTGCAGTATTACATGGCAAAGGTAGCAGGAGTATGGGGCGGAAGCATCCCTGCGCCTGTGACACGATTAGAATATTACTGGGCGGCGATTGCCAACGGGGAAGGAGAAGTTTTCCCACCTGTGACACGCGAGGAACATTTCTTGGTGTTGGTAGCAGATGCATACAGCGTTGTACTCACTGTCGTTACCGGCAATCCTGCCTTGCTGGAGGGTGTCAAAGGCAGCCGCTTCACGTCCCTTACCCTCCACGGCAAATCAACGCAGGTTAGCACGACTGGGGCACAGTTGTTTGATGTCTCAAATGCTGATGTGGTACAAATGTATATCGCTAATAGTGGTATCGGGAATTTTATAGAAAACTATAGTGTCGTTATTCCTATAAAGCCATCGACATCTTACACAATAAGTGAAAAAAATAAGAAAATATTCAGAGTTGCCATAACAGAAGAGTACCCAATTGAATCAGCACCTACTTTATTCAAAGAGGTCGTGGATGCCTATAAAAATATTACAACTCCTAATAATTTACCAAACGGTAATTTTTTAATGATTCAGTTGTATGGTAATTTCAACCACGCACCAGATTTTTCAGGTTTGATGCTCAACGAAGGATCTACAACTAAGCCTTACGAACCTTACACCGGCGGCAAGCCCTCCCCGTCACCGGAGTACCCGCAGGAGATAGAGAGCGCAGGGAAGAGCGGGAAAATAGGGGTTACGGTTACTGGGACAAACCTCCTGCCGTTTGAGGTGGGGCAGAAGGGTAATGGATTTGAGGCTTTTGCGGATGGTGTGCAAATTGATACTGACAGGAATGTAGATATTTATGCTGTTGGACGGAATGATAGCCTCGTTGAAAGCGGGTATGATGAATTTGCGTTGATGACAGCGGGAAAATATTATATTTATTCAGACACACGGGATGTATATCTGTATGTCGTTGTATGGAGAAAAGGGAGAAATGTTGTATTGGGGTCTTCCAACGAAGGTGTTGCGAGACAAATAGAAATAATGGATGGAGATAAATTCCGAATATTTTTTCGGACTGCGGCAGCCTTCAAGGGCAAGGTCAAGGCGATGATAACCAGAATCCCCATGAATGCTACTTCCTACGAACCCTACAAGCCAGCCCAGAAGCTCATTATTCCAACACCAAACGGACTGCCTGGAATCCCGGTATCATCCGACGGAAATTACACCGATGCAGACGGGCGGCAGTGGGTGTGCGATGAGGTGGATTTTAAAAAAGGAGTGTATGTGCAGAGGATCGGTAAAAGAACAATTACATCGAAAGACGTTTTCCATAAAAGTGGTATGAGCACGGATGATGTTAATTATTTTTCGTTAGGTAATTTTTCTCTGCATATAGGTACAATCGGCGAGAAAGATGTACTTATGAGCAATTGTTTCGTTGCTGGAATTAATCATGGCTTTGGTGCGTGGGGGAAAATATTTCTAAGTAGTGCGTTTGATGACAAGTTATATTTTTCCGTTGAGGCACAAAAATACCCAGATGAAGAAACTTTTAAGCAGTGGGCGGTAGAAAATGGACTGATGTTTTTATATCAATTGGTTGATATTATCGAAACCCCTCTCGCCGCCGAAGAGCTTTCTGCTTACAAAACCTTGTGCACATACAGCCCAACAACGACCGTGATAAACGATGCGGAAGCGGGGATGAGCGTGGGATACGCAAAGATGAAATAATGGTACGCCATAAAATGCGGGAGGTGGTAGAATGGAACTGGATACGAAAGTTGGGGACGTGGAGATTAAGCTCGATACGTCCCGCATAGACGATAATCTGCTGGAAGCCCAGAAGCTTTTGAATATGCAGGTAGTGGCGGACAGTGCCCCCTTCGTTCCATTCCGGCAGGGCGCACTAAGAAACAGCGTAAGATATCCTGACGGGGTATACGGCGGCATCATTGAGTATGACACGCCATATGCCCATTATCTGTACAGGGGCATTGTGTACGGTCCGAATATACCGCTGAAAGACGCAGAGGGGAACATAATAGGGTGGACATCCCCTCCCAGCAAAAGCCCGACGCAGAGAAAGATTAAGTATCATGAGCCGGGAACAACGTCCGAATGGTTCGAGGAAGCCAAAAGGCGGCATAAGGACGACTGGCTGGATCTCGTGAGAAAAACGGTGGGGAAAGAATGATGCTGAGACCAGAGTATTTTGAAGGGAAAGCTGATCGGATATTAGAAATCTACGAACGGCTGGAAAACTTTATCCTGCGGGATATCGCCAGAAGGATTTTAAAATCCGGAAAAATCATAGCCACGGCGGACAGACTGTTGTACAGGCTGGAGCAGCTGGGGGAAAGCCGGGATGAGATACAGCGGCGGATCATGGAGCTTACAGATCTGAGCGAAAAAGAACTGCGGAAGCTCCTGCGGGGTGCCGTGCTGACATCGTGGGAAGATGATGCGGTTACACTGTCAGAAATGGGTATCGTGGCGCAGTCTCCGCTTGAAAATGCACGATACATGGCTGTTATCGAAGCAGAGTACATAAAAAGCCGAGCGGAGTTGAAGAACCTAACAAGGACGACGCTGGAGCAAAGCCAGAAAGACCTTGTGGCGCTGCTCGACGAAGCCGATGTAAGGGTGGCAAGCGGAGTGCAAAGCTATCCCGCAGCCATAGCGGATGTGCTGGATGCGTATGCGGGACGCGGCGTTATGGTAGATTATCCGACAGGGACGCGGCGGACGCTGGAAGCGGCAGTACGATGCTGTGTAGTGACGTCGATGAATCAGACGGCGGCGCAGCTGACAAATAGATATATCGTGGACAGCGGGACAGAGTATGTGTTGACCTCTGCGCACCTCGGGGCAAGAGTAAGGCGCGACGGGCAGCCCTTGCTTGCAGGTCATGACGAATGGCAGGGGCGGGTCTTTAAAATTGACGGAAGCGAGCCGGGATATCCGAACCTACTGGAATCGACTGGGTATGACATTGATCTAACCACGGGAGAAGGCAGGGTTGTGGATATGAGAGGGCTGCATGGCTATAACTGTCGTCACGGGCATATGCTGTTTGGCAAGCGGATGAGGAATCCGTGGAGGGACGCAGAAGGGAATCTGCTGGATGGAAGCGGGAATAAAATTACCGACGCTGAGAATCTAAAACGGTATGAGGACAGCCAGAAGCAGCGATCTATGGAGCGCGGAATCCGAAAGACGAAACGACAGCTGATAGTAAAACAGGAAGAGCTTGCATGGTCGTCCGGCGCGGATCGGGAAAAGCTTCATCGGGAATATGACAAGCTGGCTTACAGATTGCAGGGACAGAACAGGGCTTACAATCAATATTGCGAAGAGCATGGATTGCAGCCGCAGTATGATCGGAATACATTGGCGGGATTTGGATACCCGCAGCAAAAGGCAGCGAATAAAGGGGCAAAAAGATATGCGGAGAATGGAAGTGTATAAAAGCGATGGGTGAAATGATGAACCGATTTGAATATTACAATCCAAACCCCTCAAAAGGGCAAAGAGTAGGGGATTGCACTGTGCGCGCATTGTGCAAGGCTTTAGGGCAAGATTGGGATACAGTTTATGTTGGGTTATCCGTGTATGGGTTTTCGTTGTCTGACATGCCAAGTGCTAATAGAGTCTGGGGTGCGTATCTGCGCGAGAACGGATTCCGCCGGTATATCGTAGACGACCACGGACAGCATGTTTACACGGTAGATGATTTTTGCCGAGACCATCCAGCAGGGACGTATGTGCTCGGGATAGACGGCCATGTGGTGTGCGTCAAAGATGGACATTACTGGGACACATGGGACAGCGGTCAGGAGATACCGATATACTACTGGGAGAAATAAGGAGATAGGCACTATGGAAACGATACAGGCTATTCTTGCTGTGTGCGGCGGCATTTCGGTGATAGGGGGCGCTGTGGCTGTGATACATAAATGGATATCCCCCGCGATTAAGCTCACCACGCGGGTAAAAGTCCTTGAAGAGCATGACAAGCGAGACTTTGAAACGATGCATGAGATTAGGGAGCGGGACAGCCTAATCATGGAGACATTGGTAACGATGCTTAACAGCCAGATATCAGGGAACAATGTTGAGCAGTTAAAAGAAACGAGGGGAAAGCTTATATCTTATCTGGCGCGGACGCAATAAGGGGAGTAATCTTGAAGGTATACGATTTTACAGTGTTTGAATTGGATTTTTTTCGCAAATACTGCAATTTTACACCTGAGGAACGGCGGCTTTTTGAATTACGGGCGCAGAATATTCCGCTGGAAAGATGTGCGGAGATGATGAACGTGAGTGTGTCCACCGTGAAAAGAATGAGCCAGCGAATAAACAAAAAGATAATACGGGTATGTTGATTTGATACTTTTGTAAGCCTTTGATGGACTGTCAGAGGCTTATTTTTTATGCCATAATTTAGGTATAGAAAGTCATTGAATTAGTCATAGGAGGCGCAGGCATGGCATTACCATATCAAGGATACGGCTATAACCCGTATCAGTATGGACAAGTAAATCCGCTACAGCCGCAGATGGACAGGCTGGCGCAGATGCAGGCTCAGTATCAGCAGCCACAGCAGGTAAATCAGGGGATCCTGTGGGTGCAGGGCGAGGCTGGAGCTAAATCTTATCTTGTCGCTCCAAATACAAGCGTCCTTTTGATGGACTCCGAAAACTCTAATTTTTATATAAAGACTACCGATGCCGCCGGGATGCCGACGCTCCGCACCTTTGCTTACAAAGAGGTCACGGTGGACGCGAAAGAGCCACAGAAACAGGCGGAAGTGAACTTAGACGATAAATACGTTACTCGGAAAGAATACGACGATTTGAGAAGCAAATATGAAGAATTATATAGTTATCTCGAAACGGCAACAAAGCCGGAAGGAGGCAGACATGGCGAATCCCTTGTTTGAGGTCCTGAATGGTAATAGAATGGCCGGAATGCTGGAACAGTTCCAGCAATTCCGAAAAGAGATGGAGGGCAGAAATCCGAATGAAGAGATTAACAGGCTGTTGCAGTCTGGCAAAATAAACCAGCAACAGTTAAATCAAGCCCAGCAGATGGCGCAGCAGATGCAGGGTATGTTTAAAGGCTTTTTTAAATAGTACACAACCGGGTGCACACGGTTTTGTAAATACATTATCGAAGGAGATAATTACTATGACAGACGGTTTAACCGCTTCTGATGTTGCCGTATTAACCGGCGGCACAGGAAAAAATGACGGCTTCGGCGGAGATTGGGGTGCATGGATTATCCTTTTCCTGATTTTCGGTATGTTTGGCTGGGGCGGCTTCGGCGGCTGGGGCGGAAATGGTGGAGGAGCAAATTCTCCTGCATTTCAGGGTTATGCAACCCGTGCCGATATCGACGCAGCGCTGTCCACGCAGGGAATCGAAAACGGGATCCAGAACCTTTCCGGCCAGCTTTGCAACGGCCTTGCTGGCGTAAACGCCAACCTGTCAAATCTGGGTTATCAGATGCAGCAATGCTGCTGCGATACCCGTGAGGCTATTGCTGGCGTAAACTACAACATGGCAGCCCAGACAAACATCCTACAGAATACCGTAAACAACGGATTCCGCGATGTAATTGACGCGCAGAACGCCGGAACACAGCGCATCATCGACCTGTTTACACAGGACAAGATACAGTCTTTGCAGACCGAGTTACAGTCCGCACAGCTCCAGCTGTCTAACAACGCACAGACAAACAGCATCTTAAATGCTTTGAGACCTACACCCGTGCCGTCTTATCCGGTCATGTCCCCGTACACGTCCATCGTAAACCCGACAGGCTTTAGCTTTGGCGCCGGATGTGGCTACGGAGGCAACACGGGATGCGGATGTTAAAACTTCAGACGGAGTATCTTCGTGGCATTATTTTGCCATGATGTTCGGCTGATGCCGTTATTCACAAAAAGGGGCAGGCTGAGAACGTCTGCCCCTTTTGAAATGAAGGGAGAATAAAATGATTGAGTTAGTAAACACAACGCCGGTCACGGTCCCAGTAGGGCAGTCCATCCCGTTTTCGGCAGTGGCAACAAAGGGCGGATGCGCAGAAAGACACAGGGCTGGAAGCGCGCAGATAACGCTTGTAAAGCCCGGTAGATATCTGATCACATTTTCCGGAAACGTCGCAGTACCGACTGGGGAAACGGTAGGAGAAGTGGCGCTGGGAATTGCCAGAGATGGGGAAATCCTCGGCGGCACGGTGATGCGTGCCACCCCTGCGGCAGTAGAGCAGTATTTTAACGCATCGTCCCAGACATACGTCGATGTGTTCTGTGGATGCTGTGAAAACGTTTCCATCAAAAACGCAGGGACAATTCCTGTGTTAGTAGACAACCCGAATATAACAGCTGTTCGGGTTTGCGGTTAAGGAGGGCAGGCCATGAGTTACAAATTGATGCAGAACATCCGGGAAGAACTGGATAAAATCGCGGAAAAAGGTCTGAACACGGGCAATCTAGAGACCGCATACAAATTGATAGACATGTTGAAAGACATGGAAAATTTGGAATACTGGAAGTGCAAAGAGGGTTATTATAACGCCGTCCTTGACGAAATGGAAGGCGGATATAGCCAGAATGGAGAGTACAGCGAGAGGCGGAAACGCGACAGCCGTGGGAGATACAGCAGGGATGACGGAATGAGCATGACGGCTTATGACGATGGATCCTCCTATGCGCGACGTGGGGAGCACTATGTAAAGGGTCACTATAGCCGTGGAAACGGAAACAATGACCCTTATGATGATTACATGGAAAACAAGCAGTCTTATCGCAACGGCAAGTCTGAGGATTGCAAGCGGCGTATGCTGGCCGCTCTGGAAGAGCATATGGATGCACTGACGGAAGAGCTGGGAGATCTGTCAAAAGATGCAGACTGCCGAGAAGAGAGGGAGACCATCTCGCGGTATATCGAAAAATTACGAAAGATGATGTGAGTAAAGGCGGCGAGGAAACTTGCCGCTTTTGCTTTAAACATGGGTACGCCATAGTTTTTTTTGTTTGGTAAAATGTATTAAAGGCTATGGAAAGGAATGATCATTATGGAGATCAAAAGGGTATACTGTCCTGTCTGTAATAATAAAACGCGGTCAGCATTCCGCAAGGATACGACAGCGCATAATCTTCCGGTGTTTTGCCCGAAATGTAAAACGACCAGCCTCGTGAATATTGAAAACGGAAAGGCAGAGCCTATCGTCCGTTAAGTGCCAGACGCCAGACGCAGAGCCAGTGATTTGTAAGGATTTCTTACAGATTGCTGGCTCTTTTTTGTATTTGTATTTCCTCCTTTACAGCACACAGCCTTGCGGGAAGGTTGAAAATGCGGTTCGACTCCGTCTGTGTGCAATCCTGTAAATCGTAATTGCAGGAAAATCCATCCCATCTTTCTTTGTTTTTGCCACCGTGCATGGAAGCAGCCGGGTTCAAGCCCCGGCGCACGGTATAGGTGCATTGTTTAGACAGCGCCGATCATTACGCTTTTCGCCCGGTTCGCTACCCCGGGCGCTTTGTGGGATAGCTCAGGAGGTAGAGCAGCGGCCTTATAAGCCGTGTGTCATGGGTTCAATTCCCCTTCCCACAACTACCCCGCCCGTGGTTTATCGGGCTTAATCCATACCGCTGACGGGCGGTTAATCAATCACGTTTAGGAGGATAAAGATGCAAAATATTGAAGCAATTTTGACAGAGCTGGGAATTGAGGTCTCGGCGGACAAAAAGGAAAGCCTTACGAAAAAGGTGGCGGAAAATTACGTCACGAAAGCTGAACATGAAAAGAAGCTGGGAAAGGCTGAGACTGACCGGGACACGTGGAAAGGAAAAGCTGAGACGGCAGAAAGCACACTGAAAGGCTTCGAGGGCGTTGACCTTGAAACAATGCAGAGGGATTTGGCCGATTGGAAGAAAAAGGCAGAGGATGCCGAGAAAAACGCACAGGCGCAACTGTATGAGAGAGATTTTTCGGACGCTCTAAAGACGGAGTTTGAAGGGATTAAATTCTCAAGCGAAGCGGCTAAACGCGCAATTATGGCAGAAGTCAAGGAGGCCGGATTAAAGCTGAAAGACGGGGAAATCCTCGGACTGAATGACCTCATAACCCAGATGAAGGAAAAGGACGCTTCGGCATTTGTTGACGATGAGCAGCAGAAAGCACAGCAGAATCAGGCACGCTTTACACAGCCGACAAACAAGCAGGGGCAGGGCGGCGCGCTGACGAAAGACCAGATTATGAGCATCAAGGATGCTTCTGAGCGTCAGGCTGCAATTGCTGCGAACATGAGTTTATTTAATTAAAGCAGGAGGGCAATTGTGGGGGCAAAGGCCAATATAATCGGAACAACAGATATACAGGTAACAGCCAGAGAGCTGGACTTTGTTACGCGTTTTGAACGCAACTGGCAGCATCTGCGGGAAATCTTGGGGATTATGCGCCCCATCAAGAAGCAGCCCGGCGCAGTGCTGAAAAGTAAATACGCGGAGGGGACGCTCGAGGATGGTGCAGTAGGCGAAGGCGAGGATATCCCGTATAGCAAATTTACCGTAAAGGAAAAGAAGTATCAGGAAATGACCATCGAGAAGTACGCGAAGGCCGTTTCGATTGAAGCAATCAAAGACCACGGTTATGACAACGCTGTCCAGATGACTGACGACGAGTTCCTCTATCAGCTTCAGGCGGGCGTGACAAAGAAGTTTTACGACTATCTGAAAACCGGAACGCTCACGTCCGAGGAAACAACCTTCCAGATGGCGCTTGCGATGGCAAAGGGCAAGGTTGAGAACAAGTTTAAGCAGATGCACCGGAACATCACCGGGGTTGTCGGCTTTGTGAACATCCTTGATGTGTACAAGTATCTCGGAGCAGCGAACATCACCATCCAGAATCAGTTCGGCTTCCAGTACCTGAAGGATTTTATGGGGTTCAATACAATTTTCCTCCTTTCTGACAGCGAGATCCCGGCTGATACGGTAATCGCTACACCGGTGGAAAACATCGTTATGTATTACATCGACCCCAACGACAGCGATTTTGCAAAAGCCGGCCTTGTGTACACCACCAGTGGCGAGACCAATCTGATCGGTTTCCACACACAGGGCAACTACAACACCGCCGTGTCGGAGGCGTTTGCGATCACCGGCCTTGTGCTGTTCGCGGAATACCTGGATGCCATTGCGAAGATTACCGTAAACGCGGGGGGTTAATGGCCGCCAGTACACCCCTAAATACTGACGGCGAACCGCTTTCGGGGGAAACAAGACGGAAGAGTAAGAGATAAGGAGGCTGACGAGATGGCATACACCACATTTACATTTTATGAACAGACCTATCACGGGAATGTCATCCCGTCGGATGAATTTGACCGTATCGCAGACCGTGCCAGTGACTTTTTGGACACAATAACCTTTGACCGATTGGCTGACGGCTTACCGTCTGATGAAAGGGCGGCGACAAAGGTACAGAAGGCCGTGTGCGCGGTCTGTGACAAATTATATCAACTGGATTTGGCAGAGAAGCAAGCGCTGTATTCCGCCGGGGGGACATCTTCCGGCGGGGCTGGCGGTGTTACTTCGGGAGTAATTACTTCCAAGTCTGCCGGTTCTGAATCAGTTTCCTACGCCTCCCCGTCTGAAATGGCAAACGGCGCAAAGGCATGGAGCGCGGTCTACCAGGCGGCCGGGGATGCACAGGAGACGAACAAGCTTTTGGCAGATGCGGCAATGCTTTATCTAGCAGGAGTGAAAAATGATGATGGCGTACCGTTGTTGTACGCAGGAACGAGGTAGATATGGAGATGTTGTTTACAAATATGACCGCAATTTTGGCGGTTATCGGCGCATTAGCGTTTATCGTGTCGGTCATCACACAGGTATTTAAGGGTGTAGGCGTGCTTGCAAAAATCCCTACGGATATCCTCGTGCTTGTCCTGTCCATCGGGATTACAGTGACCGCGTTTGTAGCATATATGCAGTACATCCAGCAGACTATTATTTGGTACATGATTCTGGCGGCTATTCTGGCGGGATTTTTAGTTGCTTTCGTGGCGATGTACGGATGGGAGAAGTTTGCAGAATTATGGAGCAGATTTAAGAAAGGCGAGTAGGAATGGGATATCGAACCAGTCGCAGTTACGACAATCTGGAACGCAGGATATTTGACGGCGTTGGAGAGTATGACATACCGGAAATATCCCCTGTGACTTATGAAGGCGGTTGTGACTGGATCGGATTTAATTATGCAAAATCTTGCAAAAATCCATCTGAAAAAGGCGTTCATTTCTTTTTGGATGATTACCAGTTTTGCCGCCTGTGGACAAACATAGACCGGTATATCCCGATGCTTCAAAGATTCCGCTATGTAATGTCTCCAGATTTCTCTACTTATACGGATTTTCCTAAGGCCATGCAGATATACAACCACTACAGGAAACACTGGTGTGCGGCGTATATGCAGGAGGCGGGAATACAAGTTATCCCGACGATCTCATGGAGCACGTCGGATTCATATGGCTGGTGCTTTGACGGAGATCCAGAGTGTGCTGCTGTGGCGGTATCTTCTGTTGGCTGCATGAACAGCAAAGAAAAAAAGGCGCTGTTTTTGGCAGGGTATGAAGAAATGGTGAGGCGGTTGCAGCCGGAGACGATCATCTTTTACGGTTCTGTGCCAGAGGAATGCATGGGAAATATCGTGAGAATCTGAGCGTTTACGGATAAATTTAACGAAGCTCTTTGTGAAATGAGGGATACCGATGAATGATGCGATAGTGACAATATTCAATTTTTACGAATCCAGCACCGCCGCCATCTGGTATCCTCATGTGCTTTCCGGCGTGCATCTGGAGACTGACCGGGGGCAGATTATGAAGCTGTACGGTCCAGACAGTACAGATAACGCACAGTTACATATCCCGTTCGGGGTCAAGAACGGGAGAAAAATTATTGTTGATACCGTCGGAAAAGAATTGCCGTGGCTTCCGCCGAAGGAATGGAACAGACAGGTCAACGATTTGTTGCCCGACAGCATTACATTTAATCCGTCTACAGATTTTTTTATGGTAGGAGCATGGGACGGGGACAGTCCTGTGAACGATGCAGATTATACGGACAGGCGATATGAAGGGTTTTACGCGTTTATGAATACCGAAAAGGATTTTGTTTATCTTATATCGTCAGTGGGCGGACCATATGCGATAATTCCGCATTTTGAAATCTTAGGGAAGTAGGTGGAGGAAAATGGCTGAACCTATCGGGAATGATGCTACCGGCTATGATGTTTTGACGGCGGCAATGAAGTCGCTGCTTAACCAGTTTCCGGGGCTGTATCCGGATGAAGTAATTAAATTCGAAGAGCTCGGGTCTGAGGATGGCATTGCGTTTTCCAATGATTCCGGGGCGCTGGTGTATACAGAAAAAGAAGATATACTCGGGCGGATATATCAGGAATGCCGGTATCCCTGCTTTGTAGTATACCGTTCGACCACGGGAGCAAGAGAACGGCAGAAAATTACTATCCTGGAATTTCTCGACACGCTGGGGCGCTGGCTTTGCCGCGAGCCCTCCGGGATTGAAGGGAAAGAGTACGAAAAAGCGATATACCCAGATCTGACCGCAGGGCGGAAAATTGAGCGGGTAACACGCGGGAACGCATACGGGACACAGCCGCAGGAGAATGGCGTGCAGGACTGGGTTCTACCGGTTACGGTTTTTTATAAAAATGTTATCGAACCCGAATTTTAAGAAAGGAATAAAACGATGAAAAGACATTTGTTGAGACATTTTGTCGATGTAAAAATGGACACGAGCTCTGAGGGGACAGCGGCAGACTACCGGCTTCTGGGAACGGGTATTACCTCTTTAACAGAGGAAATGAACCCCGAGACGGAGACGGTGCAGTACATCAATCAGGAAAACGGATCTACTGACCTTAAATCCTATACGCCGTCCATCGAAATTGAAAGGCAGAACGTAGACGAAGAGGATCAGGATCTTACGGACTGGTTTAACAAGATGATAGACACGCTGCCCGTCGGAGCTGATGCCATAACATCCTATGTCCGCGTGAGAGTTTCCGGCGCTGGACCTGAATATCCGGCAGTCCGCCGTCGCTGCGTTGTGAGTGTAGGTGGCACAGGTGGCGATGCAGGGTCAAACGTGACAGATACACTGACTCTGGGCGGCAGAGGTGATGGAGAAGCCGGAACGTTTAACGTATCCACAAGAAAATTCACGGCGACGCCCGCGTCTGACAGGGCTTTAACGGAGTAAGGAGGACAAGATGGGAGCAGCAAGTTTACGAGTAGACAGTGGCGTCAAACGCATTGAGGTCAACGACAACGGCGATTATATTGCGGTCAACATCTCTGACAACAGTTTTTTTAAGCGTTTTGACGATTTTGTGGCATGGCTGAATGCAAAAAACGAGGAAGCCGATAGGATTGCTAATGATTCTTCCGGTGATTTCACGGAACGCTTCGGAGCGTATGACGCTTTATGCAAAGAGGCCTGCGCTGAGTTGGATTCTCTGTTTGGGAGCGGGTGTTGCAAAAAGGTGTTCCCTGACGTGGAATCCCCGGGAATGGAGCTTATCGCGGACTTTTTAGACCAGATCATACCGATTCTTCAGGGCTTCGCCACTGAACGAAATCAGAAAATCACAAGCAAATACAGCCCGAACAGGAAAGGGGCGCGAAGCAATTAAATGTGGAATGTGCTGCTTGATAAATTCCCAACAGAATATGAGGGTTTCCGCATAGACGAAGCCTTCCAGACAGGGATCCAGATTTCACAGGCTTTGCAAGATCCGGACCTGTCAGACGATGAAAGGTTGGCTGTAGCGCTGGGGCTGCTGTATCCGTCAGAGGATGGGGACGGCAGCCCTTCTTCTTTACCCGATTTAAAAACTGCCGTGGATGGCCTTAGGTGGTTTCTGAGCGGGTGGTATACCGACAACCGCCCGAAGGATGAGGACAAAGTTCCGGTAACAGATTTTGACATAGACCAGTGGCGCATCTATTCAGCATTTCTGGAGAAGTACGGAATCGACCTGAACCGGTCTGATATGCACTACTGGGCGTTCATGGGACTGCTGTCCACGCTCGGTGAATGCGCATACACGAACGTCATAGCCATCCGGCAGCAGAAAATAGACCCTAAGATGGACACGCGTGCAAAACAGGCATTGCAGGAGCAGAAACAAATATTTGCAATAGAGCGGGAAGAGGAACTGACAGAAGAGGAACAGGAAGACGTTGACGCTTTTATGAAATGGATCAAAGTAGGAGGCTGATATGCCGAAATATGACGGTTCGATACGGATAAACACAAAAATTGAAACAAAAGATTTAAACAGCCAGATGATGCGCGTGTCTAATGCCATAAAAAAAGACAGCGCGGCTTTAGATTCTCTCAATCGCAAAATGGAAGAATTTTCGCAAAAGAAAATCCCGACAGAAAAATTTGCAGAATTACAAAGAGAGTTAGAAAAGGCAGAATCCGAGTATTCAAAACTGCAGGCCCGTATGTCACAAAAGGGGGCGGCAACGTCTGAGTATAAAGCTTTACAGAAAGACCTCGTTGCGGCGCAAGGAGAGCTGTCTAAGCTTGTAGCACGTCAGACAGACTGGGAAAACATGGGGGTACCTCAAACCGGCGGCGCATGGGACGTACTAAATGAACAGGTTGCAGCCGCATCCGACCGTGTAGATGATCTGAAAGAAAAGCTTCAGCAGATGGAGAACAGTGGAAAGGCGTATACCCCGAAGGTGGACAAGGCTCAACTGGATGAAGCGGCTCAAAAAGTAGATGAAATCAAGGAAAAAATAAACGCGGAGAAAGCATCCGGTAACGCGTTTGTATCCCCAAAAGATACAGAAGAATTTCAGAAGATGTCTGTAAAGGCGTCACAGCTTGCTGGGAACATAGATGTTTCAAAGCGCAGGCTGGCAGAACTTAACGCGAAGCAGAAGCCCATCAAAAAAGAATTCGATCGGATGAAGCGTTCTGCCGATAAAGCATTTAAAACAGCTTCGTCCGGCGCGAAAAAAAGCGCGGGGCTGTTCGGCACCTTTGCGTCAAGGCTGAAAGGAATCGCATTATCGCTGTTGATATTCAACTGGATTACAAAAGCATTTAATGCAATGGTAGCTGGAATGCAAAAGGGGTTTTCAAACCTTGCAAAGTATTCTGCTCCGTTGGCAAATTCATTTCAGTCTCTAAAAAATTCACTGGTTACACTTGGGAATGCGTTTGCTGCTGCCTTTGCGCCAATTGTCCAGATGGTAATTCCGTATCTCAATGCGCTTATAAACGGAATAGCGCGGGCAATAACATATGTGGCGCAGTTTATTGCCATCCTTGGCGGGAAAAGCACGTTCATCCGAGCGAAAAAGATACAGGATTCTTACAACGATTCCCTGAATGGAACAGCAGCTGCGGCAAAAAAGGCAGCCGGAGCTCTGGCAAAATTTGACGACCTGGATGTGCTGCAAAAGCAGGATGATTCCGGCGGCGGTGGAGGTGGAACACAGCCGAAAGACATGTTCGAGGAAGTCCCTATTGATGCAGGAGTGAAATCTTGGCTTGATGGGATTTTGGAGAATCTGAAACCTATTCTTGACTATGTAAAAGAGTTAAAAGATGCTTTTGCGGAAGGCTTCTGGGATGGCTTGGGTGATTTTGAATACCGCTTAGATATTATCAAAAATGGGCTTCAGCAAATCCGCGATGCATGGATAGAGATATGGTCAGATCCTGCGGTTGTAGGGGCTGCTGACAACTTCCTTAAAACTTTTATGTATATGTTGGGTTCCTTTACCGGCTCACTGGCGAGTATAGGGCTTACTCTAGCGGCGGCTTTAATCGGCGGGATGGGGGACTATCTTGAAAACAATACCGACCGGATAAAAAAATTCCTGATATCCGCATTTAACGTGGGGGCAGATATAAACCTCCTTCTGGCGGATTTGTTCCAAAGTATAGCCTATGTATTTGAAGCATTTGCAAGCGAAAACGGGATCCGCTTTGTATCGGCGCTGATAGGAAGCATTGCGGATGCAGCTATGGGGCTGACTGAACTTGCGCTTAAACTGGGGCGGGACTTTTTACAAATGCTTATTGTACCGTTTACAGAAAATGCTGACGGGTTCAAGACTGCACTGGAGGGGTTATTAGGTGGCGCAGCTACCGTTCTGGAAGGATTTAAGACGGCTGTAGATAAAGCGTTTGATAGCCTGAATGCAATGTACGACGCTCATATAAAGCCATTATTTGATAGTTTAACGAGCGGGCTTTCAGAGGTTGTCAACCATTTTTTAACCGCATGGAATACACACATTCAGCCAGTTATCGACAGAATCGGGACTAGAATATCAGAGCTTCTTACGCAGTCTTTTCTGCCGGCTTGGGAAGCTATAATAAGAGGAGTTGGGTTGGTTGCGGATATTTTAAAATCTTTTTGGGAGAGTATTTTGCAACCGATTGTTGACTGGATTATGACCTACGCAGTGCCATTCTTGGTGCAAGGATTAGGGGTGCTGTTAGAGTTTATTATACTTGGAATTAAGACGATTGTTGACGGTTTTACAACCTTTATGACGTTTATAAACGATTGTTTAGAATTTTGGAAAGAGGCGTGGGCGGTTGCTTGGGATACGTTCAAAGATTTCTGGAATAAGATAAAAAGTATTATTGACATCATGAAAACTGTATTTCGTCTGTTTGTAAAAGTTGTTAAGCAGCTGATTGATGGAGACTGGAAGGGCGCATGGAATACCGCGCAGGAAATCTTCACGATTTTTAAAACCAAAGTAGAAGGCGTCGTGGATTCTATAAAGGCGTTCTTGTCCGGCTTCTTTACATGGGTTAGCGACATGATTGCAGGCGTTATAGAGGAAATCAAGAACATCGGCAGCGGTATCAAAAACGCATTTACTGGTGGCGGATCATCGAAGCCGCGAACAATGTCCACGCAGCCGTATGCCATAAACGAAAGCTTTGCATCTCGTACCCTGCGGGATATCCCGGCTCTTGCATCTGGCTCGGTAATCCGTGGTGGCAACCCGTTCTTGGCGATTCTGGGCGACCAGCGGGCAGGGCAGACCAACATCGAAGCGCCGATAGGAACAATCAAACAAGCTGTAGCTGAGGTTATGGCAGAGAGCGGCGGCGGATTTAGAACGGCAAGGATCGTCTTGCAGGTAAACGGGGTAGATCTGGCGCAAGCTACACTGCAGGATTTCTTATCGGAAGCAAGCAGGCAAGGATATGATCTGGAGGTGATCGGAGGATGATTTTTACACGCGGCATATACATAGATGGGGAGTATTTTAACATCCCCATCGTGTCCATAAAAAGAAACGCGGATTTCCTCGACAAATTCGCCGAAAGGGTTGAAACAGGAGAGCTCCAGCGTGAACTGATAGGCGTGTATTTTAATTACACAATGACGGTCGGGAAGAGCAGCTCGTTCCCGGATGGCGTATATAAACGTTTCTGGGATAAGGTTACAGAGCCCGTCCCATTCCATGTTATTTCGCTGCCGTCAGATCCTGGTTATTACGAATACACTGCTTATATATCCAGCGTCTCTGATGAATACGAGAAGATAACACAGGATAGCGCTGATTATAAAGGGTTTACCTGCAAGTTTACGGCGAAAGAACCGGCAAGGAGACCATGATGAAAACAGAATTTTATGTCGAATACAATCTGTATGACACGACTGCTCTGCCTGATGCAAAAGAAAGCACAGAGAGCAATGCTGCTTTTGGGGATATGGGGCTGTTTAAGTCAAAAGGCAGCCCACCCAAATACGCTACACTGGAGCACAATTTCTTCGCGCTGGATGGGAGTCTTAGCGAAATGCCAGACACGCCGACGGACATCCCGTTTTTTTCGGATGTGCAAGCGGGCGCAGATGGAATTTTCACAAAACAGCCTGTAATCAGAATAGATTTTACCGAAAATCATACCTCTATCGGGCTGACTTTTCATTTTTCAGAAGCATTTCCGCTGGAAATGGAAGTGACGTGGTACGACCTCGGCGGTACATATAAATCGCAAAAACGTTTCTTCCCGGACAAACTGAATTATTTTGCCGAAAACCAGGTGGAGGAATACGGACGAATTGAGATCCGATTTGTACGTGCCCTACCGTGGCACAATGTAAAGTTAAACTATCTCGAGTATGGCACAACGTTTATCTGGGGCCCCGATGTCATAAAAAGCGCGAAGCTTGTAAATGACACAGATCCTATCAGTAATCAGATTAAAACGGACAAACTAACGTTTGACTTTGTTGACACTGATGATGATTTTAATGTTGGAAACATTAACGGGTTGCACAAAACATTGCAGAAAAAGCAAAGAATGTTGCCATACGAAATCGTTGACGGCGTGAAGATGCCGCTGGGCGTGTTTTTTATGGAATCCAACAGTACCACCAAAAATGTCACCCAAATATCGGCGATCGACTACAAAGGGATGCTTGCTAATGTGGATTTTAAAGACGGGCGGATATACGACGGAGAAACGGCGGGAAGTGTGATCGAAGAGATTATGACGGCGGCAGGGATTGAAGATTATACGGTTGAGGAAGAGGTGGCGCAAACGCCGCTGTATGGCACGCTTAAAATCCAAACCTGTCAAAAAGCTTTACGGGAGGTCTTATTCGCTTGTTCGGCTATTATGAACACGTCCCGCCGATCTGGAATCGAAATACGAAAATCGACCAGAAAAATATCGACAACGATTCCGCGCAGCCGGAAATTTTCCACGACGTTAAAGGCAGATCCTTATGTGTCAGACGTAAGCGTAAAATATAAAACATGGGTGTTGGACGCGGCGGAAAGCGAGATTACGAAAGGCACATACGATCCAGGGATACATACAATTCAGCTCACAAGCCCGGCAGCGAACATGAGCGCATCTGCTGGAAGGATTGTTAAACAAATGCCGTACTATGTTGTGCTGGAAATCGCGGGAAACGCCCGTGCAGAGGTCACGATCATGGGGCACAAATATGTTGGTACAGAGCTGGCTACACTGTCCAGAATCGAGCATATAAAGTCCGGTGAAGTGCGGAACACGAAAACATTTTCCGGAACGCTTTTGAATTACGAAAGCGCACAGAAGGTTGCTGACAATATCCTGGATTATTACCAACTCCAGCAGATCATCCAGACACGTCATTTGTCCGCAGAGGAAAAAGCAGGGGACTGGGCGGAGGTTGAAAATACCTTGAAAATGCACGGAAATTTTGTCGCCTGTATAGAATCCCTTAGTGTTGACCTTACGGGTGGATTTGTGGGTACGGCAAAATGCCGCGGATATTATAAAATAACATCAGAAGAGTATTATTCCGGCGAGCTGTATGCTGATGAGGAGGTAGGGATTTTCTGATGGAATGGGTGTATGACCGAACGCAGGCGGACGTTGAACGGGTAAAGGTTTTGAATGATAAATACGCTGCAGGGACAATCTCCGAAGAAGAAAAAATGGAATGGGCTGCCGGAATGAAGGGAGCGTTGAATGTAGCGGATTTGAACCGGATCGAAAGTAACATCCGTGAGATCGCTGAAACTTTGGCGGTAAGCGTGACGGTGAAGACATGGGGGGCGAATCAGATTCCGCGAGTAAGTGATTTTAAACGGATCTGCGACAACGTGCAGCGGATCCGTGAAGCGTGGAGTGCTTTGAAAGATACCCCTGCCACACCAGACCCGCCGCTGATTACTTATCAAAAATGGAACGCCATAGAAAAGATCTTACACGATGTCAAATATGTATATGACCGAGCGATGGGCAGTTATTATTATTGCGGCGACGAACTCTACGCCGGGGAAGGAATAGGAATTTTATAATGGCAGAAACGTGGTTTACTCCGAAAGAATGGAAAGCCCGTCTTGTGGAATTTGCAGGGCGGCGGCTCCTGAGAAACGTTGCAAACGGAGAATCAACAACGTATGACGTTTCCCGCAGTGAGGGACAGGTGTCTCAGGAGGGCGATGCGTTTAACACTAAAAACATGAACGACCTCGAACAGCGAATCTCGAACGGATTTGCGAAGGCAAAGACAAATATTGATTCGCTAAATAGGGATTTAAGCGCTGTCCCGGAATTTGTAATTGATAAAAGTACGGGTAAA